CAAAGACACTAAATCTTCTGGGATAGGAACCTAATAGTCTTGTATTTTAAGTATAGGTAAACCATCTGCCCCAGATTCTCTTGTGATATACTACATAGGAGCACCAATCTTTTCCACGGCTTCAAAAATCCACTCTCGTATATCTGTAGTACGCTGTTTCGCTTCTGTGGAATCCAAATCAGCCATGATTTTTGCTATGACTGATTCACACTTTGTATATTTGTATATCATTTATATCTATATAATCGTGTTTATTAAATATTAGTTGAGCTAATCTGCGTTTATTCTATCTTACTAAACATAACTGATATTTGTATCTATCGGGGAATGTTCTTGGTATTTTAGACCAGTATAGTCTGTATTTATATCCATTAGAATGTTCATTCAAGTGATATATACGTTTATCATATTCTTTACTCGCTTTATAATCCACAGATAACGAATCTGGAGTAAGCGTCTTGGGCTTATATTTACCCACCTAAATAAAACCTAGCCCATAAGGCATTTTAAAGCCGTCTGAGCGTTCTAACACGTATTCTAGAATAACTTTACACATCTCGTCTAAAATGCGCTTGTAGAGGCTGTAATCAACCTCTACGGGCATCGTACGATACATGTCTCTAAACGTTAGCGATTGTTTACTTCTCATCTTCCTTTGGTCCGTCAGGCTTTATACCGTCCAGCGTAGAGTTGTTATCATCATCGCTAGGTCTATTGAGCATAAATGCAAGCTCATTGTTCATTATAAGCTTTTTAATATCTGGCACCATCCATGTAGGAATCTGTATATCGTCCTCGTCTGGATCTTCTATGCCATCTTCGTCCGCGTCATCTTCGGGCTTCTCATATACAGCTAGAACGTAGATATAATCAAGGAGTCCTTGATCCTGCAAACCTTGTACATATACATGTTTATCATCCATATAATAAGCAGTCAGTTCCCCAAACGTATACTTGCGGAAGTACTGATAATGTCTACGAATATGGTTCATATACTAAATATTCTCGCCGGCCTCATCGTGCACAGCAAGAATACTAGTCCATTTGTTTCCATATATGTTTTCTAGAGTATCTTCGGTCTTTTTGGTAAACAAATTTCTACCTTTATCCTCAGACTCTACAGGTATAAGCTTATGCTTAGTCTCCTTCAAGAATAAAAATTCACCGTCTACCAGATCGGTAATATCCATTCCAGCCTATTCTTTAGCTTCAAGCTCGTCCAGGTGTTTCTTCCACAGCATTCTACGATAATGATCAATCCATGCTGCTATATGTGCTCTTGAAAAATCCTCGCTTTCGCTTATATTACTATTTCTAGCTATGAGAAGTATATCATCAATAATCTCTCTAAGAGATGTTTTCTATGGTGAAATCTTGCTCATTTTATTTTTTCGTTGATTCAACTATTCTTATGTTATTGCTCTTAAGTAGCTCATTAGTATTATAGTTAACATACCTATGCTTTTCTACTTTCTTCCAATCCCATGTGAATAGCCTCTTTATGAAGTTCTTTTTGTTCTTATACTCTTTAGTAGTATAGATATATAAATACTGCTCATTCTGTATATCTATGCCTATATTTACAGTATCTCTACCAATAGTATAATAGACGGTAGTAAGATCATTATACTTTAATGAATCAGTATAAGTAGTATCTTTTAGTATAGTTACTAGGTCACCCCCTACCCCCTTACTATCATTAACGTTTAAAACCTGAGATTGCGTTGCAGCAGTTAAAATAGATTTTGATTTAAGTTTTAACTTATTTCTTATACTATCTAACTTATGTAACGTAATATCGTTCTGTCTCTCTAATTCTTTTATGTCTAGTCTTAAAACATTATTAGCCTACTAGGAGCTGTCTAACAACCCCTAATAGGCTTCAATGTTGTTCTGAGCCATTTCTAGCTCCTGTGAAAGCTTTATGTTCTTGTGGTGGACAATTGACGCCCAACCGATTAAAAGCGCAACAGAAGCCACGCAAATGACGTTAACGACTACTTTCCAGTGACTCTTCAGCCACAGGAGCATCGTCAGTATGTTCATCATTAAAATTTAGTTCTATTCCTGTGTAGTCCTCACCTTTCTTCCTAAGAAATTTACCGAGTAAGCGCCAAGGACCCTTTGGATCAAGTGTATTCAGATTTTCTATAATGGACCAAATTTCAGTCAACGTAATAATTACGGCCGCACCTCCGGTAAGAAGGAATACTCCAGATTCATCAAATACAGCCCATTCAAGGCCATGCAGCAAAGCTAATATTATCGCTTCATCTTTGATCTTTCTTAGTGTACCATCCCAATTCTTACCGCTTTCAATTTTCTTTTTAAGTTTCCTAGCTACCTTCATCCCGTAGATCATATCTACGCTAGTTGTAGCGAAACATATCGCCAACAGATACCATATAGGAGCAAAGTATGATACTACAGCAGAACCTACGCCAAGTAAAAACTTGCCTATAGTACTACCGTTAACCATAACATTTAATGTGTTACCGATAGCCTATAATGTATGGGATATGTGGTGTATCATTGTACAGTAGCGTATATATAATAAGCAGGTATATTTTCATCATTGTAGGACGATGCCCTTCTCGGTTGATAAGATTGTCCACTCGCATAACAATTATCTGTTATGAACATATAATACGGATCAGTTGAACTACCGTGACCACTAATTGTAACATCTTCCGAAGATAGATAGAATACCCACATTGTTTCTGGTGTATAATCTTTACATGCAATAAGGCCCGGAGTGCCCAAAACACCGTTTCCGCCTTTAGGATCATATGTTTTAGATGGTACCTATTCTCCGTGCCATCCAGCTTGCCAAGTGAAATCTGGTTCTCCTTGGGGATATCCAGGAAAATCAATTGAATTTGTTATACTACTTTTATGTAATCTCCATCCCTAATCAAACAGTGCTTGACTTAATGTAAACACCATTGGAACTGGTACAGCCTATGCAACGTTTTGTACATTTTGGAAATCAATATAACATCCATCCGGAAGATCTGTTTTTTCTCCAGTCTTGACATTATACTTATATCCAGTTACAGTAAGTCTTCCACTTACACGTACATCTCTAAGCCTATACAAATCAAACCATGACGGAAGTATATCGTTGCTATTCGCATCGTACTACCACGGTAAATAAGAATCAAATCCTCCCTATATTATGAACGGACCAGCTTTAGATACAACAGGACCATTTTCTGTAAACTGAGCAGTAAATGTCGTATCGCTATTAATTTGAGTAGAAGCTACAGATACAATACTTCCGTTAACACTCCATCCTGTAAATGTATACCCAGATTTTGTTGGATCTGTCGAAGGTGCTGTGGCATATCCTCCGTGTGCTACGCTTTGTGTAGCGTATGTAGAGCCATCTGAAATAAATGTTACAGTATGGCTAACTGTACTATATGTAGCTGTATACGATTCTGCGCCAGTTACAGGATGTAACGAAGGAGACCATCCATTAAACGTATATCCGTCGTGAGATGGGCTATTTGGACTTGGTGTAGTTCCATAAGGAACACTAAGCTGTTGTAGTTGACCACCTCCAAATGCAGACGCATCATAGAATGTAATAGTATAGCTGATAGGAGTATATATAGGACTGTATGTAACATCTCCGGTTGCGTATCCTGTATATCCATTATTCCATACACCAGTATGTCCAGTCTTAGAAGGTACTCCAGGATCGTTCAAAGCTGCACCTGGTTCATAATAACCAGAAGATATTACGGTGCCACCCTCATTTACAAATACAACATAATATTTTTTAGCTAGTGCACTTACTGGAACCAATCTATTGTTTGCAAAGCTTGCCAACGGACCTTCTTGTGCATTTTTATCCAATGCTGTCTCTTTACATATACACCTGTTATTAGGTGTCAGAGAACAATCAAGTATCTGATTTGCCTCTGAATAAGTTGTCATTTTTTTCATAATCACATTGTCGAATCATAAAATCCAGCACCAGTAACAGTACTGCCAAACGTAGATGCTCCGTTGACTACAATTCCACGGCTTGCGTTGGTAGGAGTAAGTTTTCCATTTGAAAGCTTCCACAAACCTTCTAACGCAGTTATACGAGCTTCAAGAGCATTTAAGTTTTCATTCGTTGCGTAGTTATTTTTAATGTTTGTTATTTGTCCACCAAAATCTGCATCTTCTAGTGCTTTAATTCTAGCAGTATTGCTGTTGATTGTACTATTCATTTGCGTAGCATCTGAGCTGTGCTGAATAATCCAATCTGCAATTTCCTTTAGAGTATCAAACGATGCATTTGCACCAGCAACTAATTCTGTAATATAATTAGCGACAATATTTCTAACACTATTGGTAACGTTAGCATCTCCATTAAGAGTATCGATCGCATTCTTAACATTGAGACCATCTACGGTAAGATTACCTCCAACAGACAGATCTCTCTCTGCAGAAATATTACTTTTAAGTGTTGTTGTGCCATCTACACGCAACGTTCCTTTTACCCACAAGTCGTTCGGTACATTCTCCAGCGCGCCAACTCGTGATAAAAGACTTGATAATTTACTATAAATATCAGTAATGGTTGGTCCTGTAGTATCACCAGAAATATAAAGGTCGCCTCCAATAGAAGTTGTTCCGTTGTTATGAGATATCGCAATGACTCTCTTATTAATAACGTCTTGGAAGTTATTAACAGATATGGAATCGCCAAAGTTACCGTCATACAATTGGAATGCATTCAAAAGAATATCGTTGTGGCTATCGTCCGAACTCGCAAAGTCTGTGTATATTTTAATATTCTTACTTTGTTTCATAATCACGAAATAGTTGAGTCATAAAATTCTGCACCAGTGACAGATCCTCCGAACGTAGACGCATTAGATACAGATATACCACGATTATCCTTGGCAACAAGATTTGTGCCATTATCTGACCACAACTCCTCCAATGCTTGAACTCTAGCTGTCAATGCCGCGATAAGATCTGAGTGTTCGT